TTCTGACTTGAGAAACTTATCAATGCGCTTTGATTCTACGAGTGGCTGTTCGCGTTGTTCATTACGCAAACGTGAAACTTTATTTGTGACAGATACATGTACGAAATCAAAAGCATATCCTTCGAGCATTGATTGAATCTCGAAAATCTTTTGAGCATCAGAAACACCATTGATCACAATGTGCTTGCTTTGCTCTACTAATTCTGCTGCAGCGCCATTGAGAATTTGATCTGCTTGAACTTCCGTCAAATCAAAGCGAGAAAATATATTCTTGAGAACATAATCCTTTCCGCTTCCTGGACCGCCGAGTAGAAAAATGCCGATTGGTGTTGTTGATTCCATTTGCATACCTTTTTTTAATGCATCGTGTATTTGTGCGCCAAGTTTTTTGTCACTATATTTGTTAATAAACTCATCTCGTTTTCCAGCAGCAACTAGTGCTCGATGTTTTGAGGCAGATTCGCCTTCTGCTCCCTCTGCATCTGGATCACGATCTCCTGCTGATACAACGCTGACTTTTTTTATTCCTGGATATTCTTTGGTTCTATATTTATTGAGCAATGAATCAAACTCTCCAACACGATCAGAACCCACAACCATTGTTACGTGAGTGTGACCTTGCTTTTCTAAATGTTTCATTGCATCAATTGCTGTGCGCACTTTGCCTGAAGAAACAATATTTGCAGTTGGAAATAAACGACGCATAAATCCAACTTTCTCGCCATGAGCCAATGGATTTTTCTTGGCATCTTGAGAGTGTGATGGGAAAATATAATGACGACCGCCAGTAGTTTCGGCATGCTTTTGAACTGCATCGATCAACTTGCCATGCCCACCCTCAGTTGGAGCATTAAATCTTCCAAAAGTAAATGTTGCCTTACTCATATGATACTCTTTTGCGCTTTAAATGTCGCTGAACGGCGACGATTTGCCTCAGTAAATTTGCGTGGTACAAACTTAACGCCACCAGAAACGAATCCTTCACCTGCTGCTTCTTGACCATCGATGTGATGTGAATAGCCACCGTGTGCAGTTTTAGATAATGAATCAGCAACTGCGTAGGTGGCTTGTTGTAGGTGATGGTGAACATCAAATGTGCGATCAAATTTTTCTAAATTATCATTTACATGATTGATCGCTGCTCTCATTGCTTCAGTTTTTTGCACTTTGCCTTTTTCTGATTTCATTTTATCAATCAGTTTCTGATGATGCTGTTGCAAAAACTTTATATAACCTTTTGCACTTGGTTTCTCACCAGTATCAATGGTTGAATTTGCATAGCGCTGCAAAGTCTCATCATGACCTTCGTGGTGATCATGAGAATGATCTTTTGATAATTGTTTTGCCTGCGCAATATGTTCCAACGCTTTTCGTTTTGCCTCTGGACTCATTGTGCGCTGTTCGCTAGAAACAATATGATCCATAACATGTACGTCTGGGTGATCTTGCAATTCACCTTCGCCGATTGGAGTTGTGCTACCATCTGCATTGATTCTTGAGTGGAGAGCGACACTTAATCGAGCCTTGGCGAGTTTCTTTCCCTCTGGAGAATTCTTATCTACCAAATAACGAATAGTGTTTGGTTGATGACCGATCTTACCATCTTCTTCGGTTCGATCTTCAAGGGAACTGAGATAGCCACCCTGATACTCGCCTGGACCCTCTGGAAGCACTTTATGAATGTGCTTGAGAATATTCATCATTGGACCAGCGATATAAGGTTTATCGCTGTATTGTTTCTTTATATCTTCAGGGGAGAAGTTATAAGTTGCACCTGGACCTTTATACTTGACACCGATTCTGCCATCTGAAGTGCGAATGACTTGAAATGACATGCGATCGTCGATCTTTCGAGTGATCGGAGCACGACCACTAATCACACCTTGAATCTTGGAGAGAGTAGACCCAACTGCACCTTTACGAGTAGAAAATGCAGCCTCAGAAGGATGTGGAAGGTGTTGAATTCCGCGAACTGGTTTTTTCTGTTCTGTTAATAACGGAATGCATTGTTTGAAACCAAACATACTCTCTCCACACTGTGGGATTACTTGTATATTTAGTTATTTTGATTAATTAAGATATTCTGAATAATACCATCAATCGTTTCGTTGATGCTATATTCGGCGCGATAGCCCAACTCTTTCAACTTCGTATTATCCATAAAGAAAGAGCGAGAGGACTGAACTTTCTTATGAAATTCTTTTTGTTCGATTGTTCGAATTTCAGAGCCAGAATCCATTGAATCTCGAGCGTATCGAATAATGTCGCGGAAAACTATTCCCCTTCCGTTTCCGATATTGTAGATGGAGTTGACTTCTCCTCGATTGACAACCAAGTCGATTGCTCGAGCGCAATCGCGAACATCAATATAATCACGATAAAAATAACCACTGTCGTAGAGGTCGACGGGTCTGTTTGAAGCGAGTTCGCCCAATAGATATTGGACCGCATTTTTCTTCGCAGAAACCTTTTTATCTTGCGGACCCAATACATTTGCCAGCCTCAATATGCGATATTTTAATCCAAACGTCTCGCAGTACGACATAAGCAACTGCTCGGCGCATCGTTTTGTAATTGAATAAAATCCTTTTGGATCGCAGAAATCAGTTTCCGAAATGCCTCGCGATCCCTCGCCAAATCCAGAATCCTGTCCATAGACAAACCAAGAACTGATGAAGTTGAAGACTCCATCTTTCTTGAACGTCTTTATATAGTCTCGATAATTATCAAGAACCTTTGTCAGAACAATGAGATTAGTGTGTATATCCAACTGACTGTCAGTACGCACATTGTAATTGTCGACAGTACTAATAAAGTATACAACGTCAGGAGAGAATACTCCAATATTTTCTCGGAAGTTTTTGACGAGATTGTCTTTTGAAATTCTGCAATATTCACTTCCGACAAAACCAAATCCTCCAAAAACATTTATGAATGCCATTTTTGCAGCACACTCTCGTAGTATTCCCAGACTTTATCACCATAATGAGGTGGGCATCCAACGAAAAATACGTTGCTGAGTGCCTTATTCGCATTTGGATAATCGGCAGCATCACCGAGATGTTTGTATCCAGGATGCAAGAGAATATTTCCAGCAAAATAATTGCGAGTTTGAATGCGATTCTTCTCAAAGAAATCTTGCAGACTAGCCTTTAGTTCAGCTGTTTCTGTAATCAAAGGAACGCCGAACCAAGATGGGTCTGCTTTCTCAAGACGATTTGCTACGCGAACACCAGGAACATACGTTTCAATCATCTTTGCAATTTTATTAAAATTCCATCGACGTTTATTATCAATCTCATCTACTTTTTTAAGTTGCTCTCTACCAATTGCGCCTTGCATATCTAATGGCTTTAGATTGTATCCCATGTTCGTAAATAGGTATTTGTGATCGATGATCCCGTTGTATCCTTCGAGCCATTTGTCGAATCGATTACCGCAAGTGCCGCAAGCCAACAAATTAGCAGCACCCACGCAACGACAATCACGACCCCACCAACTAATCGAACGCGCTGTATTAATAAGTTCTTCATCATTTGAGCAAACCATGCCTCCTTCGCCAGTTGAGATGTGATGCGCTGGATAAAAAGAACAAGTCCAGGAATAATAATAGTCTGTGAGAAGTTTACCATCCCAACGAGTACCAAGTGAATCACAGTTATCACCAATTAAATACAAATCATTTTCAGCGCAGAACTTTGCAATCTCATCCATGTCTGGCGGATTACCAAGCACTGGTGAAACAAATACCGCAACTGTTTTATCTGTTAATGATTTCTTTACTAACTCAATATCAAAATTAAGAGTGTTCATTTCAATGTCAACAAACACTGGCTTCAGATTATTTTGAACAAGTGGAGCAATTGTGGTTGGAAATCCAACAGGTGATACGATGATTTCATCGCCATCTTTCCACTTCAAATGTTTCTTGAGCGCAGCAACCATTGTAAGATTAGCAGATGAACCAGAGTTCACCATGTGACAATGCTTCACATTAAACTTGCGACCAAATTCCCATTGAAACTTACCAACCTGTTCACCAGAAACAAGCCACTTGCCTGTAAGGAATGCAGTTACGCCAGCAATGATTTCTTTTTCATCCCAGTATGGACCAGAGTAGAACACAGTATCTTTTTCTGGATTAAACTCTTTGCAATTGTAAGCATACTTTGGAGTGCCAACTTCGGCAACAAGTTTTTCAACCATCATTTCCACATCAGTCTTCATAATGTTTCCTTAAATTTAGCAATGCGTTTTTCTAAAGCGACCTCAACAGGTGACATTCTTTCATATGCTGGAATGACGCAATTAGATCTTTTTGCTACTGCTACACCTTTAAATTCATCAGCAGTGTACCATTCACAATTTAATCCCATCATTTCAGCAATTTTATGAGTGGTGATTGGATTCCAATTGACAAGATTAAACGTAAAGCAAGCATCACGCTCAATTAAATCAACTGCATGTCCTACTGCCTCATCAATATCTGTTACTGAGTTTAATCCACCTTCAACTAGTTTACCTGATTTTGAGTAATTGTACAACTTTTGCAATAAATTTTTATTGTTATGTGAATCGTCAAAAGGTAAACGTACTCTAAAGATTAAACATTTTTCTTTAAGCAAGAGATCGGAAACACCTTTGCTAATTGAGTATGTACTACCGAAGAAGTTTGGATCAGCATATTCATCTCGAATTTCACCCTCATAAATGCATCCACTTGAGAAGTGAGCAAATTTAATTCCTCCAGCATGACAAATTTCATAAAGACGAAGTGGAAATATTGCATTTGCTTCCATTGTTTCTGCTTTATTTTTTTCGCAAGCATCAACATTTGGAGATCCAGTAATACCAGCGCAATTCACAACCCAATCAAATGTGCGATGATTTAAAAGTAAATCTTCTGCTTTATGATGGGGGCATAATGTAACTACATGTCCATTGATTACCAATTGGTCGAACATTTTTCGACCAACCCAACCTCTACCAATCAATAGTATAT